TGTGACTTAGTAGGATGACTTGGTGTTTTCTTTGGTTTATTATATCCAGATACACCAGCTCTCTCTAGCCGTGAGTCTTTCATTATAGCTTCTTTTTCTTATTCTTTATCCTCTTGGTTATAGGAATAGACATAGAAACACTGACTTCAGTGTCAGGACTAGACCCAGTTCCAGTGCTCTGACTTACATTCAAAGACACAGGTCCTTTTGATACTGAAGTTCCATAGCTCAAATCATATCCAGACTTCTGAACAACACCAGACGCAAATGGCTTTACTGTTACCTTATTCTTTCTCATTTCTTCTTTGCTGTTTTAATGGTTTAATTACGATTATTTTTTCTTCTTAACCATTAGATTGATTTTACGGTTCTCAACTTTTGCAGCTCTACCTAAAATTCTATCAGCCTTCCTATCTCTACCTTCATCTACAGCTTTGCTCCCTCTATAGACAAGTTTATCCTCCTTTTTTTGTAGTCTTGCTACTCTAGCAGAACCTTTTGTTCCACCAACATCTTGATATTTTTTAGACATTTTTTTCATAGTTATTTCTTTTTTGCTGTTTTAGCCGCCTTCTTAAATGCTTTTGCAGTAGGAGCACCTTTCTCTCCAGGCTTTCTCATAGTCTCACCAGATCCGGCCTTTATTCTTTCCCTCTTTGCGTGTATATTCGCGTACAGTCCTTTTTTCATATTACTTAGGCATAAATGATTCAAGATCAAAAGCTCCTGCGTCACCTGAGATTATATCGTTGCCAGAACTCTCAAAGCTCTTTGCAGGAAGACCTTTCTGTCGTTGTTCAATAAGCTCTGACTGACGAGTAGCTTGTAAGTCTACACGCTTGTCTTTAGCTTTCTCCTTTTCTTTCTCGCGCTTCATCAGTCCGTCAGTCTCAATACCCTTCAGTTCCATGTTGTATCTGAACTCAAGGTCCATCAACTGCTTCTTCATCTCGACTTCCATCTGCATCTTCTGTATCTCAAGGTTAGTCTCCGCCTCCTTGATAGATATCTTAGCTTGAGCCTCCATCTGAGATAACTGCATCTTAGCCTCAGCAGCAGCCTGCTGTGACTGCATATTGATCTGTGACTGCATCTGCATCTGCTGATCTTCACGAGCTCTAATATCCTCCGTCCTACGTCTGCGCTTCATCTTTAGAAGCTCATTCGCAAGCTTTATGTTCTTCACGTTACGGATGTCGATAGCGTCCTCAAGGTCTATTTGGTCACGCTGAAGTGATATCTGAATATTTGCCTCAAGCATCTCTTTCTCCTTCTCGTCCGGCATAAGGTCAACGTATATACCGAAGTCGTGCAAATATAAGTCCTTAATGTCCTCAAGTATAGCAAGGTTATACTTGCCTATCTGCATAGCAAACTGCTCTCTAAAGTCAGAGTACTCAAGTACATCCCCAATACGAAGTGACAGAGCTTGAGCAAGTCGTCTAACCATCAAAAGTCGTCCGTCAAGTATATGTCTAGTAGCTGTGTTGCTATTGAGTGCCGCAAGCTTCTGTATTCCAACAAGAGCGTCAGGATGTGGCATAGAGCCATCACGAGCCTCGTTGATACCAGTAACGTCTCGCAACATGCTCAAGTTCTGGTTATATGAAGTTATAAGTGCTTGTATCTTATTGAATCCACTGCTAGACTGCAACTCTTGAATAGGCACTCGTGCGTTGTTAAAGTCACCATCTTGAGTATATGATCTACCTATAACAGATCCAGTCTGGAAGTAAAGCTTCAATGCCTCCTCTGGATTGTAAGCTGCACCCTTACCGAGATCAATATCATTTAGTCCGTCAGCGTCAATAAACACACCATCAGGAACCATGCGAGACTGTATCTGCTGCAGCTTTATATGCGTCAGCTGAATGTTGTCAAGGAACGGTATCATACGCTTCACCAATGAGTCAAATCGACCCATGTACATGTGTGGAGCGTACATAATATAATTAGGAAGTGCTTTCTGTGATGGAGACTTAGGACGCACCATGTTCTTCATCAAGTTCCACTTCAATATGTAGTTAGAACCAGCGACAATAACACCTTCGTACCATACCTCTTTTGGAACCTCAACAGCCCTAAAGTTTTCACCCTCAGCATTAACAAAAGTATCATCCTTAGCAATAACCTTTTTACCGCCAGACTTAGTTGACTTCTCCTTGTATACAAACTTCCTCTCTGTCTTATAGTTAAAATACAGAAGCGTTACAGTCTCATTTAAGAATGCGCTGTCGTAGTACTGCTTGACGATAGTATAGTTGCTATACCACGCAGAGCCATACTGCTGTATCTCATTAAGCTGATCGTCAGTAAGGTTTGGATTTATCTTACGAAGCTCTGTATAGTGTACGTTCTTTACCTCACCGAAATAAAAACAGTCAGAGAAGTCAGGCTTTGATGTCTCACTCCACACCATTGATGCAGGGTCAACATACTCAACCTTAACGCCATCATTCAAAAGGAACTCATGCTTGACAGCAGACACGCCTATCTCTGTTTGGTCTTTGTCGCACTGACGCTGAACAACTGTAAAGTCATTCATCTCAAGCAAGTTGTCTATAGCTATCTCCTCAGCTATCTCGATAGACGGCTTGTACCTTAGCTCCATATACAGAGCTAACTCGTCGTCTGTCCTTGGTAAGTCTTTTGGATCTACATTGTAAGCGTCAACACCGAACTGCTCTTTGGTCATCTCAAGGAAGTCCTTGGCTACCATATCAGCTTCAACCATGTCTTGAAAAAGGTTGCGCTTCTCTGCAGACATCGCATCCTGTGCAGTAGCACGTACCTTGTACATACGATCTGCCATTCCATTTACAACGATGTCAACAAACTTAGGAGCAATCTTTACGATATCCCAGTTGATGTTCAAGTACGACAAGTCTCCGTCAATAGCAAGAAGGTTCTTATACTTGCCAATAGGCTGCTCTCCACGAGCATAAAGTCTTAACCTATGAAACTCTGCATATTGGTCATAATAACGGCAGCTATTTCCTGCACGCCTAAACCATTCCCCCTCTATAGCCCTTGCTACCTGAAGGCCATATTCCTTGCTGTCCTTCACTGCAGCTGTTGCATTGATGTCAGGGAACGAGGTAGCCGAGACCTTTAGTTCTACTTTATTTTCACTCATCTGATCAGTTGACTGGAACTTCCGTCTTGATTATATCTCGACAAAGATACGGAAATTTTGGACTTCTTTGTTTCTGTTCTAAATGTATGTCTTCTTATTGCCATAATAGCAAGACCGGAAGATATGGAGGCATCGTGCTTTGTTCGGTTTGATGGATCAAATCTAGCCCAGTCCTCAAGCGTTCTGTTGAAATACATTGTGCCTGGATTGTCAGGGTCTCTATACTCACCCTCAACATCATAACCAACATATTGCTCTATGTAAGAACCTATGCCAGCAGCGTGCGTCTGCTTGATATCCTCGCTAGTGTTAGGTATTCCGCCAATCTCCTGCTCCGTCTTTGACAGCTGTGTTATATGCTTGTCCGGACGGTTCATAGCAAACCCTCTATACCCTCTGTTCTTAAAGTGATACAGCAGCCGAGCCTTGTTGTTCTCCGCAAGTACAGGCATCCCATAAAACACACAAGCCATCAAAACGTCATCGAAGAATATCTCAGCAGTTGCAGGACGAGCTATATACTCCAAGAAAAACATATTAGATGGTATGTCGGAGCTCATGACTGACCCTGTAAGTCCATGCAATGCTCCATTAGAGCCTCCACCACCAACTACACCAGAGATGTCATAAGGGTCACATCCAAATGCGCCTATATCTTCATTGCCTGGATATCGCTTGCCATTTTTCACAATCACTTTATTCTGCAGCTCTCTTGGCGGTATCCAAGTAACTAAGAATCTTCCTCGAGTATCTGGAGTCCAAACTACCTCACTGTCTAACTCCCCACCCTTCCAATGGAATCCACCACGAGTAATCACCCTATCGCGTATAAGGTTGTCGTTGTAGTCTATCTGTTGGTATATCTTTGTAAGATTATACAGCGACTGCTTAGACTCATCCCTAAATGCATGCGACTCTGTGCGTGGGTACTGACGATAGAACTCATTAAGTGCGTCTGGATCATGCTTCAACGCTTCTACTTCGTTGTTCCAATAAGTAACGGCTCCTATCTTTATCATCCTGCCATCTATTCCCATTACTGGCTTAACAGGATCCTCTATAACAGGATGCCCATACTCATCAATGAAGCCCTCCATGTTGTACTCCATTGGTATGAACAACTTATACAGTCCGCTTTTAGTCTGACCGTTTGCGTTGCGTTTATTTGGATCTGAGTCGTAATATAAGTCCTTGAAGTTCTGTCCACCTTTAGCAAGTGCATTAACTGTGGAACCCATCATACACTTACCTACAATACGACTACCAAGACGAAGACATGTCTTTGTAACACGCCAGTTATTTAGAATGTTATTTGGAAGTAGCCACTTTCCACTCTCGTCATGAACAAGCAGCAATAGCTTCTGACCGTCATACGAGTTGTCGGCTGTATTCAGCCAGTCAATTGTAGTATCGAGACCTGTTATCTCCTCAGTGTCTGCCTCGATCATGTTCTTGCGAGTGATGCGCTTTGCAGGTAGTCGGAAAGATAACTCTGTCTTTGGATTGTCGCTACCATCCTGGATAGGTTTGAAGAAGAATGGGTAGTTGCGGACAATTGGAACTACCTTGTTTATGAACATTTCCTTGGCGTCAGTACCTGTCTTTGACAGTATGCCTATCTTCGAGTCCTTCGCTAAAGTACCAATATTCGCCGTTTCAGACGACCCCATATAAGAGAAGCCAGAACGACGTATCTTACCATATGTAATTCCAAAAGACCTATCATCAGCCTTGCATGCCTCCCAGTAGATAAATAGTATTCTGTTCGCCTCACGGAAGTCAGGAAGACCTACGTCTATCTTTGACCACTGCAAGTACATATAGTGACTGCCTGTTATGTATGTGGGCACGCCTTTATTTATGAACCAGTATCCGTTCTCTCGCTTCTCGAACTCGCCCTGTATGTAGTCAACCCACTTTACCTTGAACTCGTTCGGCATAGCGTTCCAATCAAAGATCGTCTTTAGTCTCGACAACTCTTTCGGATACTCATGTGCCTGCCATCTATTGTTACTGTTTGGTATGTTGCCTTTTGGTAACATTGGAATGGCTATCTTCAAGCCGTTTATCTCGTAGATGTCACCTATAGTTCCATCCTTGCTTATAACAACAACATCGTACTTCTCGTCATATCCATACTTCCACTCGTGCTTTACTCTCGCTTGAATGGGTATGTGATCATTTATGACGGTATATAGACTCATTTGCCTTTTGCTTTAGCTTCAACAAAAGATATAGGTATCTCTGCAGCCTTCTTCTCTAGCTCTGACTTATCGTCAGCGTTCCTTAGCTTCTGTATCTCTGTGTCCATAAACAGAGCATCCTCGAATGCCAATCGCTTTGCCGCAGCAGCAGACTTCATCTTGTCTGCCGACAAGTCGTCCTCTGCGTGAGTTATGATAGGAGACTCAAGAACTTTTATCAATTCATCAACAGCCTTCTCTCCTGCAGAAATAATTCTATCTAATCTACTAGACATATATTATTCACGTTTAGTCGATACAATTTCTTTCCATCAATATTGAACTCATACTCGATGTGAGGCTTATACTTCACAAGATCACCTATCTTTAAGTCCTTATGGTCGTTGTTTGAGTAGACTATAACGCCTGTCAACTCCTCTGTAGTTCGACTGTCCTCTATTATACTTTTTGACACTTTATCTACAGGAGCAATAAATATATATGGATGCAGAGCTATAAATCCATCTCCTGACCTCTTATATGCATAGATGTCAAATGGATCTATTAAGAACGTGTTTCCGAATAAGTGTGCATAAGAGGACTTCTCTCTACCTTTCATGTCATGGTAGATACGAAAGATGTTGTGATGTACAATAAGCTCGTCTCCGGATTGTATTGGTCCGTCATACTTTATAGGAGTAGACTTGACTATAGCTATCCTGTTTGTAACAGAGTGATCTTCATCAGTAGATGATGTCACAAACTGCTTACCTGCAAGATCTTTAGTATTGTCGTATCTCCTACCGTCCTTTGGTTCGCACACAAAGTGGTGAAGTGATCTCATTAAAACTCAAGATTGTGTTCAATAATTACAGGCATATTGAGCGATATAGTCTTCCATACCAAAACCTCATTAGCCCCATTTCGTATCCATATCTGATATCCAAAGTCAGTTAGTTCTATATACTGGATGTCATGAGACCCATTCATAATAGAACTTCCAACCTGAAAGTGCATAGCCTTCAGTGGATCAACTCCAACGGATATCTTTCGGATAATCATTTAAACTCACCTGTTTGAGAATCAATCTTAGCGTCGTCATTAAGCTTGTACTTCTCGGTGATTTCGCTATTAAACTTCTGCATACGAGCCTCACATGCTTCCATGTTTCGCAGAGACTGATAGTGCATCATTGCTGAGTCTGCAACACGGCTTTTTATCTGAGCATAAAGTTTGCTCAGTCCGTTCATCTCGTTAAGCTCTTCTTGGGTAAGACCTTTTGGCGCTGAAGTATCCTTCAGATGTTTGATTTTTGTCATTTTAATTAGATTTTATTTACTACAAATATAGTAAATTACTTCTTTGGTCTAATAATATATCCGTATCCGTACATTACCCTTGCCCTTTATATAATTTTCTATAATTCTTACTTGACTTCAGCTTAGAAGTTTTTGTCTTAGAATGAACACCAGGTCTTGACACCTTCTTCTTTGCCAATACCTTAGTAGATATGTCTTTTATCTTTGCCATTACAACGACTTTAACATTTCAATTAACTTCGGCTGTGGAGATACGTCTGTCTTGTCGCGTCTGTATGAGTTATGAGTATATACTCCTGGTATACCCTTCAACGCATCTACAGACACAGCCCACATATTCTCCTCGTTATAATTCAAAGGTATACCATGCACCTTGTTCCAATACACAAGAAGCTGCCTAACTGACTCTATCTGTGCATCCGTGTATGCATGGTAGTATTTGTGCCTCTTGTATGGAGTCTCTAGCTCACATACTTGATCTGCAGGAACTTCCCTGTCTACATAGTTATAGAACTTGTCACCAACCTTCTCCAACGGACCCCAGTTGCATATCTCTATGCCAATAGATATCTTGTCCAACAGCTGGTACTTAACACCCTTTGACCTAAAAACGTCCAACTTTACACCAAGATGATATGCCCAGTACTTTGAAGAGAATGCCTGACATATCTGCCCGTCGTAAGTGTCTGTAGATTTACCCTTACCAGATATAGTTACACATGTAGCAACACGCCCTCTGTCGTCATTGTTCCATCCTCGAATAGTACCAATACCTGACGAATTACCTGCAGTATGGTGCAACACTATTTGAGTCTTAGCTGTAACCTGCTTGAGATATTGATTCTCATCAAGCGGAAACTGTTTGATTTTATTTAGATCCAAGTTCATCCTCTTTTTATTAAATAAATAGATGCCAAACACATTGCAGCAAGAAGAACCCATATCCAAGGATTAGCCCAGCCACAAGACCCTCTCTCTGCCTTAGCTGTCTTCTTCTTTGCCTTCTCAAGCTGTATTACTCTATGAAGACTGTCTTCAACAAAAGATGCCCTCAACTTCAACATCCTTTCACTATGCTTGTATGCTTTTCTAAGACTGTCTCTCTCTTGCTTGTCCATACGTCTAATGTGCCACCTGTCTTTATATGTAACCGTTGCCTCCGGACACTTCACTGGCACGTCTATATAAACAATAGAGTCCTTTCCGTCTTTTCCTTTTACAACTTTTTCGACAGTTATGACACGTTATACAGTGTCAATCTTTCCTCCAAACTTTATAAACTTATTGTAGTGGTATGCCTGACGTTTTGCAGTATCACATGACCCCATAACAGCAACAATAAACCCCATAACTATCATCGCTGCAATATATAACGCTATGCCTTTTACGTAATTCATACTTCGTACTGTACTAACCAATTATTAACCATTCCAGGGATATCGTCATCATCCCATGTATCAACGTATGGCATATCTTCAGACCTTACACCAAACTGCGCTGTATCTGTTGAGAGCAGAACGTCAACGCTTAGTAACTTGTCGATAGCCTTATCCTGTATTGTGTTAAGGTCTATTGTAATAGTTGGGTCAACTATCTCTACGTTGAACTGTGGGAATTTGTATTTCATATCAAGTTAGTATTGTTCCGTTTACGGTGAAGGTTCTGCATCCAATATATGAACAGGCAGCGCTAGCTTTGGGTAAAGCATACACCCATCCTGTTGAATTGCTGCCTAATATGTACGCTCTTGTTGTATCATACTGAGCTGTAGTTGAACTCCAGAAATTATAGTCTATTGAAATGCTAAAGGGAGCGTAATTCAACACCCTTGTTCCTGCGCCTTCTTCATTTATCAAGTTCTCCAGCTCTTTTCTATTTGTTAATCTCCATCCGCTATTGAATGCGCCTATCGATAATGCAGCTGCTCCATCGACAGCTGTATTCCAAGTTGCATTTACACCAAAATAATTCTTTGAATATCCTAACACCGTGCTTCCATTGTACGTTGACCAGTCAATGACAACAGCTGTAGCGTATGTTTGACCGCCCAAAATATCGGTAAATCTATTCGTATTACCAAATGGATTATTTGATGCAAGTGTTAAAAAAGAAGTTGCCCTTCCTGCTTCGATATCCCCGTCATCGCCAGTTCGAAACGATACGCTCTGGCCTGTTTTTAAAATCGTAGCCCCAACAGGAGCTGCTGCAGCCTCAACTATAACTATATGATTCCCTCCGTATCCATACATATCATTCGTCCTTGTTCTTGTTCTTCTTAACAGACTCGTAAGTAGCAACACCAGCAAGAGCAGCTACAAATAACAACAACTGACTGAGCATTATATGTGCGTTGGCATCTGTTGTATGCATAAGCACTACATAAGACACCAAAGGCAACAGAGTAAAAAGACTCATAAACCTCTTTGACGACTCCTTTGTAGAAGAAACCGTAAGCGAGTAAAGATAGTTTATAAGTTTTTTTAGCATTTCTTCACTTTTCCAATTGGATCATGAGGCAAGACAGCCACAATTTCTCTACGAGATGAAGGCATATTGTCGTGCTTATATGGAGCACAGCTCACCTTTGGTTTAGCTATGTCATCATAACAGTCATACAGCCTATCTTCAACTGTATTTAGCCTATTGTTCATCCAAATTAAAGCCACTACCATTATACCGGTAGCTCCGTGCTTCTTTATAGCTTCTAATATATCTAGTGCCATCATAGAATAAGTACTACAGATCCGCTTGTTAAATCAACTGATGTAAATGTCTTCTGCTTGTCAAATGGAGTGATCAATGCACCTGCCTTAACTGCTGTTGCTGGAGTAGTAATATAGTCTCCTTTAAGATTACCAGCAGCATCTGTCAGCACATTGAATATTGTTTCTTCAAGAACATATATCGCAGATACTGGATTATTATATGCCGTTGTGTCATTAAGCACAACCGTACCGGCTGCCGCTGTTAAAATCTCATTCCAAGTTCTTACTGCCATCTCTTATTACTTTTTGTCTTTTCCTCCTCTTGCTCTATTAGTTCGAGCTTTTTCAAATCCGAATATCTTTCCTCCTCTATGTGAAGCGTCAAGACCGTCTCCATTACCGTATGTACCCTTCTCGCGATTGTACTTGTTAGCCTCCGCTCTCTTCTTCTTAGCTTTAGGCTTTGCTGCGTGCTTCTTTGAAGTCTCCTGGTGCTTTAACCTAGCCTCCTTGTTCTCACGATAGTACTTAGCCGTCTTGCCTAGAGCCATACAGTAATTTATTTATCAGCAACTCAGGGTCATTCAAAGCTTCCTGCCTCTTTGCACATCCGCAGTCCTCTGCGCCTGCACCTTTAGCGATCGCTTCAGCAATCTTGTCTGCATATACAGCCTTCGCGACACTTGCTATAGTGTCTCCAAGACCTTTATGCTTTTTGATCACCCTGATTTGCATTTCTATTGCAAAGATAGTAATTTTACGTATATGAAGATAAGTAAGGAACGTAACAAAAAAAGATACATAAGATATAAGGTAGATAGAGACTATTTAAAATGGTACAGAGTTGTCAGAAGATATACAGAGATAAGGTACGGACTGTCGCCATCTGACTTAGAACTTCTTATGTATCTATACTCAGAAGATTTCTTTAACTTCTATAAATTCGTTGAGTACTGTAACATGCTCGGATGGGATAAGGGTAGGTTCAGTAGATTTGTTGATCAAGGGTACATACACATGTGGAGGGATAAGGTTGGATCTGAACATCGACTTTACGAACTTACAAGACAAGGAAGACATATCGTTACACGTATGTATAAGATGCTAAATATGGAAGAAGAAATACCTGAGACGCCACAAAAGAATCCGGTATTCAAGAAATCAGCAAAGTTCTCAGAAAAAACTTTGGCAATAGGTATACAATCTTTTAACGAGGAAGTAAGGAAAAAGAAAAGAGGATATTAAACAATGACAGCTGAATAACCTAAATCCTCAAATTTTAGAATGCTGTATTGTAATGCCACCGCCAAAGACTGCTCCTCCGTTTCAAGGATAGCGAAATCAAAGCCAGTTACATGAATGTCTGTATGAACGCAGTCACCCGAAAGATAGTGTGCATGGTCAAGGTATGTATTGAAGGTAACATCTATCGTTGTGCCATCAGCATGAGCCACGAATTCAATCCGTGCGTAAACCGATGCCAGTTCAATATCAGTACCGTGAATGTGGATAGCTTTGCCTTCGATAGTGTACTGTTCTTGCGTTTCGCTATCGGTTACTATTTTATCCGTTCCTTTGCTTAGTTGTAATCCCATGTTAATCTATTCTTTTATATCTTAAAATTGAACCTTTCCAAGTTCTTGATGTTCGCCCTGCTGCTGCTGCTGAATTTGCGAATTGATATTTAAACGTTGCATTTTGTGATGCTGTGAATGATGCTGTTATTAAAATATGAAATAAATCATCTATATCAGCAGATGTACCAACTATTATATTTATTGGGAATATTGCTGCTTGAACAACGGGAGATAAAGTAGAGTTGTATGAAGCTGTTGTCATTCTACCATTAAATGTACCAGCACTTGGCGTTAGTCCAAATTTGTAGTCACCAGATGCGTTATTCCCTGAATAACATAAATTAATCTCAACCATATAATGACCTCCCGCCACAACAGAGAATTGAAGGTCTGTATCGTCTTGAAGCGTTGCATTATTCGTCACGTCTTGATTTGCGCTCTTTACGATTGTAGTCCATCCAGCTGGGTCTGCGCTTGTAGGCGTTGCCCATGTGTTGTCACCTCGCAGAAAGGTAGTAGATGATGGCGTACCCGTTGCGCTTAGTTCCGTTACGCCTACCGTTGCAGCGTCGATATTCCACGTTGCTCCCGATGCGCTGACAGTTATATCTCCTTTATCTCCATCTGTCAGCCCTATGATGTCACCTACAAACAAAGGAACGCCATCACTCACAGCTGTATCAAGCTGCGCCTTCGTGAATGATCCGAGAGCTGTGGTATTATTCCCCTCATTCGCTGTGATTGCTCCAGTTAGTGCTGCTCTTGATAGGCGAGGAGTTGCATCTGCATAGATGAGCGAGCCATCAATCATTGCACCTACAGCATCCTGTGCCTGTTCATCTGTGTACTGAGTGACATC